CCCCGTTGAACCCGTGGTACCCGTTCGGACGGTGCGTGTGTTCCTGCGTGATTACGTCATCCGAATGACGCGCGTACCCCGTCTGGCCAACGGGGGTATAGACCCCGCCAAGCCTCTATGTCGGCGACATTCATGCCGTTGATATATGCTCACATGGGCGGGGCGTTTAATTGCTCGCCTGCCAAGAGTAGGAAGAGTATTAGATACCCCGAAAGGGGTATTGGTTTACTATTCAATTAAAGCGCAAATTTCTATCTTGCTGGTGTTACCTTCTGAATTCGAAGACACCGGAGTGGTATACATCACATCGTCCTTATCCTTGGTCGGTAATTTGCAGCGATAACGGATAAGGTCATCAATTCCGCCGATAGCCTTTGTTAGTGTTTGGATAGCCTCGCGGTTAATCTGCGTCATATTGTGCGACTGCCATAGGATAAAGCCAACGCATACAATCAAAATAGTATCGCGTGTGCCTATTTCTTTTAAAAATCCCTTTGCCGATTCTATGTCGTTAGCCATTCTTACCCCTCCCACCGAATAGTATTATGTACCCGACTACCAGCACCGCTATAATAGCCTCTATTCCCACACCTTCTAAAACCGGAGGTTGATTCGATTGGTGTGTGTGGGCTACCGCATTGTTTAGCGCGTCGGTGTCGTAAATATCCATTCACGCAGTTAACCCTTTTTCCACGGCAAATCCTTCATTAACCCGCGCTTTTCGTATGTGCGTGCGCCGGCGTATCCCAAATACCCCACGGTAAATGTCGTCCATAGTTCCGCTGGTATAGCCGCGAACGCCGCCGCAAGGCCGCTTTGATACGCTGTCACAGCCTCAGGCGCGAATACCCCCGCTGTGGGCACAATAACAGCGTTGACGATAAGAATCAGATAAAACACATACATGAAGGACGGACGGGCGCGGCTTGTCCACGGGTCGGATGATTTCGCCTCCATAACAATCGCCGACATGCGCGCCTCAATGTCGCGCGTTTGTCCTTCCGCTTGTAGCCGCACTAATTCAAGGCGTGCTTTCGCGCGCGCCTCCGGGTCGGGGATGATTTTATTGATAATCTCCCCGCCTAATTCGAGTATGTCGGTTATCATAGCGATACCCTTGTGTTTGAGATGGTCACAAATAGTGACCACCTATTGATTACGCGGCTTCGGCGGGTGTCTCTTGATACAAAAACCAGTCTTCGGCCAAGGCATCCGATGTCGAAGGTGACCACGTAGCAACATCATCTTGGGCGGTTTTTAAACTTAGATAATGGCGATACGGCACCATATCATCAGGAAAGTGCCCTAATATTGTGCCGTTTTTATTTCTACTTGCAGGATAAGTAGCCGCTGGAACATAATAGGCAAACATACCTTTACCGTTCCAGCCGGCACGGGCTACCTTTTGGCCTTCTTTCATGAGGCTTAAGGCGCGGCCGAAATCAAAACCATCCTCTTCAACCCTGTGGTGACCTGCTTCAAAAACATCCGCCGGGCACCATGACTGAAACCCGTTTTTATGGCGCGTCAGATAGAATTCACCGGTAGGCTCGGTGCGAGAAAATATATCTTCCGGCACATGATATATTTTTCCATCATTCGCTTCTATTTTTGAACATTCTTTTACCGTTGTGATGGCTTCTCTGTAATCGACTACTTTTGCGGCGTGTAACACAATACGGCTTTGATATGTCTTCATGATTACTCCTTTTGTAATCGGGTTATTGATGCGCGGCTTCATGCCACGCGGTTAATCACGCCCTTAGCGTCTAAGCCAAGAACCTGTTTGTAATCGAACACCGGGCAGGATTTCGCCGATACTTCGCAATGTCCGTGAAACGTTACGCCCGGGATGGCGGCGTTTATATCGCCGCATAATGCCCGTAGCGCGTCATACTGCGCGTCTGTGAAGCTGTGATGACCGTGAACGCATATCGCGATTGTGCCGCTGTTATGGCCTTTCTGCGCGGACGGCGCTTTCTCAAGCGGACGGCCTGTTTGCACGGTGCCGTCCTGCTGAATGAAATAGTGGTATCCTACGTCATTCCAGCCGCGCTTGATATGCCAGTCACGCATCACCGATATATCATCGTGATGCGCATGGTCGGACGCGCTGCAATGGATAAACACCCGCTTCACCGCGCGGACAGGCCGCTTGAACGCCGCCTGTTTATTCTCCAGCCAGTCACACAGCGCGTTAATAGTGTTTCGCGCCGCCGCTTCTGTGCGTGCGCCGCGAATCCCGTCAATCGCGCCGGGGTCGGCGCCGGGGATGAAGGGAGAGGCGGCTTTTAAGGCGTTTTGAATGGTTGTGGTATTCATGGTGTTACCTCCGTAACAATCACATTAGTGAATCCGCCCGGGAGTTTCTGCGCGAATATGTTAGATGCCATATGCTGCGCATTAGCTATGTCCATCGCTGCGAAACGTGCGGATGTAACGGTTTCTCCGGTGGCCGTGCTTACGGCGGTTGCTTCGTAGAATTTCATATTGCTTGCACTCCTATGATGCTTGGCTGTCTTCGGTGATAAATGTTCCCGAAAAGTAAATTGACCCTGTAGCAGTTAACGAAGCGTCTGTCGCGTCATTAAGGTTAGAGCCCGCCCCATCCGCTGTGAGGTTGATATAATCTCCGTCAGGTTGTAAGTAGCCACGAAGCCCGCTACCCGTTGAGCTGTGTAATATATTCACCCATTCTAACGGCGGGTCAACAGCCTCATCATTGTCAAAATTACAACTGTAAGGCAGATTCCCTATTTTCATAGCCCCCGCTGCACCGCCTAAGGAACTCCAGGTAATCTTACCGTTTATATGTACCATGCCGCCGATACGATACGCGTGCGCTTCCGCCGTGGTTAGCACAGGCGAACCCGCTGTGGTTGCGCCGTATAATGTCGGAATAAAATACGTCTTCTCCGCCCATGGCGCGGGTGTCGGTTCCGCGACTGCCGCCGTCATAAAGGCGACATCCAGAATCGCCGAACCTATCACCGGTTCCGCGTCAATCGAACGGGCGGCGTAATACGCCACCATAATGCGTCCTGTGTCTGTTTCCTCAATATACGGCTGTCCGCCGTCTGTTGAGAATATGCCGGCTACGGGTGTGCGGTAGCTGAATGTTGCGAATCCGTCTGTGCTGCGCCAAATCGTCACGCCGGTAAACTCTTCCGAGTTTACAGCTTCCCCGGCGGTAGATATGCCGCTGGTGCCGCTGCGGTCTCCGGTGCCGAGAATGATAGAACCGTCCGCGAGTTTTCGTAGCTGCGGCTGCCGTCCGTTAATATCCGCCGGTGCCATCGCTTCCTGTGTCGCCCATGTTACGCCTAAATCCGTAGAATAATTGCGGTACATGGTGTTGCTGTCACTACTAACGTCTTCACGGCAGAACGTCACGATATTATTCGTGCTGTATTCTTCAATATCAGATTCCGATAGATACAACCCGGAACCGCTGAATATGATAGATACAAACGTCCATGTATCCCCTTCATCCGTGGATGTAAACAACGCGGATTGAATCGCCGCGCCGTTTACCGCGTATCCGGTACGATATTGATTCCCGTCTGAAAATGTCTTGGGTTTACTCCATATCGCATAGGTCAGTCCGCTGTTATCTACGGTGGATGTTGTCACAACGGTGTAACCGCTATCCGTCTTCGTGACATTCCACACTTTCATAGCGATTTTGTCGCCGGTGGACATTAGCCCGTCAAGTAGACTAAAATCAAACGCGCCGGTGCTGTTCTCATAGAATACAACGCTATCCGTATAGGTATATCCGCCATCATCACTACGCACCATACGGTGCCGATCTGATTGGCCGTGCGCGTCACCTTCAGCGAATATCGTAATGATACTATTGCCGATTTTCTGCGTGAACGGAAAGGCGCAATATTTCGCGGCGTTCACATAAACATTTTTCGTGCGAAAATTACACATCGCGGCAAAATCCGCGTTAATAGGATTACGCGGAAATATGCACTTTTTTCCCCGGTCATCAGTGCCGTAAAAATCCCATTCGCGGGCGGTGGTGGCGGTGACGGTCATATCATATTCCTCTCGAGATTGCGGCGTAATGGGCAGTTAGAACTTCACCGGGAACGACAACAGCATTATTCGTTATGGTCGCCCCTGAGGTTGATAGTTTGAACGCCAGCGCGTTTATACTGTCGTCAGCGGCGGAAGAATATATTTCCATATCCTGCGCGTCTTCTGTTGCATGGACATAAAACGTTGGTGGACAGATAAAGCCCGGCCGAAGTGAAGCGGATAACGCAACCGCATAATTTACACGGTCTGTTACCGCAATATTAGATAACGAACCACCGCCTTGTAGCGCAGACGCCGGCGGCAATCCCGAAGGGTACGAACTTTGATAATTCCTGTCTGCCGATGCTTTTAATTCATCTATGGCTTTGACACGCGGTGTAAATGCGCGGTCAATTTTTCCAAGGTTCACTTGGCGAATTTCAATATAATCGTCCGCGCCGGCGGTGCCGCTCCATGGAATATCAAACACCACCGCCGCATTCACCGCTGTTGTGGGGATGGTGGCGGTAATAGTGTGCATAGCGGCCGGATAAGACGTGTCCGGTGTAATATTCAATGTTCCGAGTATCACATTCTCATTTGAGTACATGCCGTTAGATGCGCGTATGGCCTGTTCCGGTTCTTCCGAATAGATAATTTTCATCGTGACATCCGTTCCCGTCCAATCCGCGTGTTTACGGATTGCGGCCTGTAACGTTACCTCTTGGCCGCGCAGCGGGTCTAATGCAATGGAACTAAACGGGATAATGTAATGCAACGAACTTGATCCGGAGTTCGTGGCGTTGCGTTGCAAGCGTATTCCGCCGCTCGCGCCGTCTTCCACTTGATACGCGGTGCAATCTTCAGAGTAATTAGCACGAACAAAGAATCCACCGGTGTTAGTCAACTCAACACGAACGCGCCCGGATATTGAGCCTCCCGCCGGCCAGTAGCGGAAATGACCGTCCGGGATATAGTCTTCTATGTGGTTGGATGATAAATCCGCCAGCCATTGCGCAAGAGTGCGGGAATCGTCCGTATCTTCCGCTGTGATTGATTGTGACGTGTGATTACCTGATAGCGAAGAGTAAACAAGCTGGCCGTTCCTATCCTTCACAATAATAGAGTAATCATTCTCTGAAAAATACAACCGCGACACCGTTTCACCATTCACCGGATAACCGCCGAGAGTGCGTATAGGTTGGTGTGCCGGTGCGGTCATATCACTATCAAAATAGACGGATATAGGGTTAGTTTCCGGATTTAACCCCGAAATACCTATATAGATATACCCCGCCTCCAACGCGTTGCTTTTGGTGTCGGAAAAATATTCAAAAGGAGGTGTTATTTTATTCGTCATTTTCAGTACCGTTAATATTCCTTTCCGTTTGAAATGCGCTCATAATGAATTGAACAGGGTCGCCTATACGCTGCCTGTTACCTAAAGCCTTTAAGTACTTTTGGAACGGTTTACTCTTTGCGATTTTCTCCGCTGATTCAGGCGTTCCTTTTTTTGCGTTTTCAATGAATAACGGGGATTTAAACAGATTATCCGCCGCCTTAATGGCATCGTCTTTTTTGCTGCGCGCCCCCGCCGCGATATAGCCGGCGATACCCGCGCCCGGAACCCCTACAGCGGTCGCCGCGCCCTCTGAGGCAGCTAATCCCTTCGCTTTAGACGCGCCGTTATATATTTTATCCATCAGCGTATCTATGTTTGTGAAATTTTCCTTCACCACACCGATACGGCCGGTTGTAATGCGCTCTTTGGTTGAGCCGGCGATTCCTTTAGATATATTATAAAGGTCAGTTAAGCGCTCTCGCCCCTTTGCGGGGAGATTCGCAAACAACAGGTTCTTGGCTTGTGAGTTTTGGTTCAATCCATCAAACCAACGCATATAGGATGAGAAACTCAAATCCCCGCGCTTTGCTGTTTTACCAAACGCCGCATTTAACCCCGTCGCCACCATATCGCCGCGCAACTCCTGAGGAACAGACGTTAGCAACGTTGTTAAGCCGGAAACATCGCCTTTACTAAGCCGTTTAGTTGCTGTGATAAGGGGTTGAACAAGGCTTTTATCGAGGTTTCTTCCAAACAACGCTTTCATGTCGCTTTCTACACCCTTACGCACAGCAACAGACTGGCGCGCGGTATTAAACACATCTTCAACCCCGTATTGCGCTGCTACCGCCTGCTGGTCAATCAAAAGCTCTTTTTCAAGTTTTTTAATCAATCCGCTTTCTGCGTCCTTAAACGCCCCCTCCTTCTTTACACGGGCAGCGGTAAGGCTCTTGCGGATACCGTCAAGACGGGCGTACGTGGGGTAACTCGTTTCTCCGCCCGGAATATCTCGCGGCGCAAGCTGCGACATAAGACGCTTTTCCTCCGCGCTCAAAAATTCCTCACCGCCTAAGTCATCCGCTTTGTTGTTCAGAAATGCCAAGAGATTATCTGCTCTCGCCTCCGCTTTAGGCGGGATAGCGGTGTTTATTTGTTTGTAAAGGTCTTCGGCGCGCTGCTCGAGTTCTTGTTGTGTTTTTTCTAGCGAAGTACGGATACTTGCATTTAAACCGCTGTAATCCTGCGTCCCGCCTAATTCCTCAATCAAATCATCCGCGCGCTTGGCTACCTGTAACAACCCTTCGTCCTCAATCCTACGCGCATCGCTCCCCGGAAAAGAACGCACAGCGGCGGCCAGTTCCTTAAACGACTGGTTTGTTGACACATGGTCGGGTTGGATGTAATCCGTTATCCCTAAACGCTGTGCGGAAGCCAATATTTCCGCGTCAGGCTGTGATTGCCCTATCATCTTGCGCATAGAATTATTACCCGGCGCGCCACTCCCGGCCTTTATGGTTGTTTCTATCATATCCGTGTCAGACATAACCGGCTTAACCACCGCATCTTCCGGTAACACCTCACCCGCCGCACGACTGCCCGGGAATGCCGCGTTGATACCGCGCCCTATGATATTTCCGCCTGCTTCCATCGCGCCGGCTAAAGGGATTTGCTCAGGGTCAAAGGTTCCGCCGGCGGCTTTTTGCGCCCCCTCAATACCCGTCTGTGTTAATGCGGCACCGCCTGCCGCGCGCGGTAATGTCGCGGCACGTCCTGCCGGCGTGAACGCTAATGCACCCGCTATCGTTTTCGGCACATCTGATAACTGAAAACCCGGCTTATAAGCGTATTCTTTACTGTCATACGGTGATTTAAAAATATAATTCCCTTTCGCGTCTTGCCGCACCTCAAGCCCGGGGATATTTTCTTGCAATACTCTAGCTGTTTCCTTGCCGTCCGCTAATATTGTTCCGGCTGATATTTTAAGCCCTTGAAGAATATCAAACGCGCTATCTGTAACGGGCATTTCTGAAACATCGGGCAACGCGTCAATTTCGGGTGTTGTGCGCTCGCTTCCGGTGAACATGTCAGCGGCGGCATTGAATCCACGCCCAATCATTCCGGGCTTTTCCCTCTCTGCCTGCGCAGCGTCTAATTCATCCATACGTACCGCGATAGCATTAAGCATATCAGTGTCGTTATTCTGCGTTGCAATCGTAAACGCCTGCTCTAACTCTTGTATTTCAGTATTCATACCTTACCCGTCAATATGTCATACACTTGCGCTATCGTGCGGGGATTTCCTGATTTTCCATAAAATATCGGACGGTTGGATTTTGCCTCTTTCGGGAATGTCTCAACAGCGGATGCATTCGAGTTACGCCGCTTTATAAGCCGCGCGCCTTGCCCTGCACCCATAAAATGCGCCACGTACAAATCACCCTCGCTTGGCTCTATTCCTTTAGAGACAAGGGCGCGGCGGTTCTCTTCTGTTAAAATCTCCGCCATAACACGTTGCGCATCAGGGTCGTTTTTATCCGCCACTGTGATATTATGCTTATCGCCGTATTTCTTCACCATGCTACGCCATGTCGCATCCGTGAACCCGAATAACCCGCTTGCGCTTCCTGCGGTTGTGGTCGCGTTAGGATTGCCGCCGGATTCCGCTTGTGCCACACGGTTCAAGAAGTTGCTATCAACACTACTCACCGGCGTTCCGCTTTTTTTTTTATGTTCAAAACGCATACGCTGCATTTTCTCGGAATACGGGCTATTAGGGTCGGGTGTAAATAATTCCTCCGTTGCTCCGGGTTCCTTTGCCTCAGGTTCGGTAAAATCCGTCAATAACACGCGCTCAGGGTCAACACCGTAATCCGTTGCTATCTTGGCATATTTCTTCTCTAACGCCTCCGCTTCCTTACGTGCCGGCGCGTAGATACGCTCCGAAGCATCAATCAACGCCTTGCGTGCATTGTCGGTAAATTTACCTTCATTGACCGCCTTATTCCAAACAGCCGCAAATTTACCAAAAACACCCTCCGCGCCCTCAACTAACCCCGATTCAGTCGCGGTAACGGTTGAGGTCGGGTCAATGGTTTTAAAGAACGTGACAATCGCCCCGACGTCTGCAACACCTAAATCCGCGCCGCTCTCCGTGTTATTGAGAATAGACACCATTTGGTCGCGGCTCTTTTTAACAGCGCGGTTGGTTTTGAGCAGCGCAGTGGCTTCTTTGCGTAAGTTTGTTTCAAACGCCGGCTTGTCTTTATCAGGGATAACGCCGCCGTTTTGGTCACGCGCCTTTTCCATCTCCATAACTGTTTTAGCGGTATTTGCGCCAAGCTGGCGCGTCTCCGCCATGACTTTATTGATAGTCGCTTGCTTCAATCCCGCGTCAAGCCCGGTATTAACAGCCTGTTGTTGCTTTATGCGAAGTTCTGCTGGATGCATATCGCTTTCGCGCTGCTCCTTACCAAACGTCGCCATAACATCCGCCATGCCATCGCCGCCTAAAGCGTGCGATAAGAAAAATCCTGCGGTTGTCTTTGCTGCCTCAGGATTCACCTTTAGCATCTGCTTAATAATCTTAGAGCCTTGCGCGCCGTCTGTGTCGCCGCGTTGTTCAGCTAAGCGGATACGCTCGTCAAGGATACTCTCCGCAATATCCGATTGCCCGTTTTCAAGGGCGGCATACACGGACACCGCATCACGTTGCGTTTTCTTTTGCTCGCCTTCTTCCATCGTATCATATGATGTTTTAAACCCGGCGGATAACTCCGGATATTGCATCATCATATCGGCGTAATCCTGCGCTGTCTTGTTTGATTGTTGAATGAACGCGCCAATAGCCTGCTGCTGCTGCCTCTGCGCTTGTTGCTTGGCGGCTATGTCCTGCGCCGCCGCATTCGCCGCTTGTTCCTGCGCACGAATAGCTTTTATTCTCGCGCCTTGCTCCATCCCTTGTCCAAAGGAATCCATAGGGTTCTCCACTGAACGCAGATAAGACATAAAATCAACGGCCATTAATAAATTCCCCCAATACCCGAACTTGATAACGGCGCACTACTGCCGCCCGAAAAAATGCCGCTACTATTATTGCCGCCATATAACCCGATAGCGTTTGTTATAGAGCCTAACCCTTGATTAAACGCCGCAGCCTGTGCTAACGCCGCATTCCCTTGTGTCGCGGCATCGGCGGTATATATCTGGCTGGCGTTATTGGCGAAATTCTGCCCGGCAACACCTGTTTGCGCGGCGGAGTTTTGGCCGATAGTGGTTAACCCGCCAAGGTTTGAGAACTGCTGTTGAATTAAGCTATTAAGGAGTGCCGGTCTAAATTCAGCCAACGCGTTTTTAGTGTTGCCGCCGCGAAGATTTCCGGTTGCGGACGCATTGGAAAGAATCCCGTCTTCACCTTGGCGCAACATCGTTTCAAACATCGATGAATTTTCAATACCGCTAATCGCGGCCTGTTGATTATTATCGCCGCGCAATCCTAGTAAGTCCTGCTGTGCCTGTAACGCGCCTTGCACACCTTCACCGCCGCTTCCTGCCTCCACATAAGGTGAAAGAAGCTCTTGCAACGCATCAAACTGGCGGCGTTGTTCCGCGATAGATGCAGCGGAAGCCGCTGCGGATGCGTCGGCGGCATCACCTGCGGCGTCTGCTGATAGAGCAGCGCCGCCTATGCCAAGGAGAGCAGAACCTCCTATCGCTGCGGTAATTGCTTCAGGCATTGGTATCTCCTTTTGTTGAAAATTCAACGGCATAATCCGGGAAATTTTCTCCATATAAACGCAAAATATCCTCAGATTGCGTTACTGTTTTTTGGTATCCGTTCTCCAAAGCGTGACACAAAAGCACCACGTCATAATAACCCCCGCGCCACATAAAACTCATCTCGTCCGCGCGGTTATTACGTTCCGCATTATCTGAAGCTTGCCACTTAAGCACCATAAGCGTCACAGCAGTTCCTAAGGCGTGGATATTTCTCAGGTAGAATGCGTTTAACGGCATCGACACAAGCGCGCCTTGAAGTACGTCATTAAGATGACGGCGTTCGCTGTAATCTCCATCCGCAACATCATCAAAGAATTGAATGGTGTCATAGAGATTAATTAACCATTGCTGCGCCTCCGCTGTTAATTGCAGCGCACGCAATGCGGTGGTTAAATCCTTATTTCTATCCATAATATCTGTCATACTGCCGCTGTGTTTAACACCCCTGTATCATCCACCGTCACACGCCAGCGCGTGCCGTCCGGTGATTCCATAATTAATCCATTAGCCGCGCCGGTGGTTTCTATGTCTCCGGCGACAACATACGTAACTGCAAAATCCACGGTTCCAGCCGCATCGTTATACACCACGGAAATACCCGTCTGCGCGCCGCCTAATACTCCCCACGCCGCATCCTGTGCGCGTTCGCTTGTGTGGTATAGGTTTGTCGTTCCTTCACTTAGTGCGTCCGTGTCCTCCGTTGCAAACACTGCGCCGCTGTGCTGGACAACGCTACTTTCCGATATACGTTCATCCTCTATCACTTCCGTAAATTTAGAGGGTATCAAGTCGAACACCTTTTCAAACGCGCGTAATATACGCTGATTAGGGAATATGACGGATAACTCTTGGCGGGTCGGTTTAATAGGGTCAATCGTCATGATACCCCCGCTTCTATATCCGCTTCCAACGCCGCGACTGATAAGCGCGCGTTACTGTCGCCGGATATATTCAAGATAAACGCTTGCTTTAAACGCCCTAATCTGCGCCACACCATGCGCTTAAAACGCTCGCCGGATTTTCCCGCGCTGATAAAACGCGGCTGTGAGAACGTTATACCGTCTTGGCTGTGCCGCAAAGCAATACGCGGGTCATTACCTAACGCCGCGCGCCCGGGTAAGCCGATTAACTCAAGGCTTTTAATAATCATGCTGCGCGCTGAATTGTACGTGTATAATGTCGAAAATTCCCACGTCGTTTTTTCACCGTAATGCGTAGCTACGTTATCGGTAAGATAGCCGAGCTTATTCGCGCCGGGATGACCACATATCGTCTTGTTATAGCAATAGACAAAATTGCGCGCCGGGTAGCGTCCTTTATCTGTGATACCACCGGTAAGCGTGAACCACACCGGAGAAGATGTGGCAACGGACGCGGACGCGTCATATACAAGTGTTTGGTCGGATAAATGGATATAAAGAAACGCATGGTTGTTAATAACACGCTCTTCCAGCAGAATATCAGCCGCTAATGCCTCTTCCGTGTATTCTTCTAGGATTCTATCAATCTCTTGCGTTGAGATTTTACTCAAGCGGCTTTGTGTCCCCGCCCATACCGCCAGCGGCTCATTGCGTCCGCTCCCGACAAAATACAATGCGTCTTGGAACACAGTACAAGCATCACGACTTATTGCGCCGCGCGACATTTGCGCCCCGTCAATACGTTGGAACGGGAAGCCATCGCCGCCGATATTACTAAAAACCTCGATACTATAACGGTTAATCGCGTAAGGTTCGCGGCTTATTTTTCTCAAGCCTACAATGCGGTCAGGGTCAAATTCAGAACTGCCGTATTTTAACGGGTCAATATCAGCTGGGTTATTTAGTTCCGGGGCAACGATATATTCTCCGTCCGTAGACAGGAAATATCCGTCTACCCATAGAACATCCAGTGCCTCGCCTAAATCTTCATCCGTGACGCGCGTAAGGTTCGTGCCGTCATAATAATATAATTTCTTATCCGCACATATTGCCAAGCGATTAAACGAATAATCCATCTTTACGCGGTCTGTGCCGGAGATAGAACCTAATTCAGTAACAACCCCGCTTGCGTCCACGCTGCATAATTTCGTGCCGATAACGCGATACATTACGCCGTTCCAATTTATCCCGCCACGGTCTAAACCATCTATGGCCGCAAATTCTTCAATGCCCGGCGCCGGCCTTAAATAACCCTGTGATACGCCTTGCAATTTAGGCACCGGAACCATATTACGCGGGTAAGCCGTGCGGTAATCCGCATTGCCGTCCGTATATATGCCGCGTAATATGGATATTTGTACCATTTAACCCACCCGATACCATGTTTGCGTGGTTTTATCGAGTTTCAGCGTAAAAAAATCATTCGCCGCTAATGCGGTCGGCGCGCCGGTGACAGCAACGGCACTGTTTCCGTCTATGGTTAACGCTGTAACGGATTGCGTGCAGTTAACAAGAACGGTCTGTTTATCAATAGCGTTACTAATAGCAGGGAGTTTAATCGTTCCCGCCGCATAACCGGCAACAGGCGTTAGGATTAAGTGTGTGTTGTTGCTATTGTCCGTAATAGATACGGTAAAGCCTGTCGCACTCGGGGCGGCGTATTGCGTTACATATGCCGGTATATCTGTTTCAAGAACAGATTGTATATATGCGGATAATGTTGTCATAGACGCTTTGCGCGCGTCTCCTTGTCCGGACACATATACGGCGATATTATCACCGGCACTCAATGAGGTAACAGCAGTGAGTTGATTAATTGTACGTGACATTATTAACCTCGGGTTGTTGAAATACTGTCGCTCTTTTGTTTCCCGCGCCGTTCGGCATTGTGTCGGGGTATTGCATCGTTTGCGGTTGGCATAATCGCGCATCCACCATGTTCTTAGCCCGTAACGCGGCCGCTTTTGTGTCTTGTGTAGCTACCCGGCCGAAAGACGGCGCAATCCGTACAGCTAAGCCTAAAATAATCGCCTCATTAGCCCAATCAGGAACGCCCGTTTCATCATCAAGGGATGACGCGCTAGGAGAAGACGGCAACGGGTAACCTACGCTTACACCGCTGCCGTTCCACTCCGCCATCATACCGTCAAGACGGCGTAAAGCGGATTGTAACTCCTCCGGCGACACATCGAAATCATAAGAAGAAACGGCTATTTCCTCTAATGCCCCGGTTATGAATTGGCGTTTCGTATAAGACATCTACGCGTCCGCTAAATGCGCTGCAATGCGTTCCGCTAAACGCTCATCACCAATATCCGAACGGTACTCAATACCTAATTCATTAGCCTTTTGCTCTAACTCTTCTCGTGTCGGGGGCGCGTTGTCATCACCGCCCGAAGCATTACCGGATAACGCGTCCGCCGGCGTTTCAAACCACCCGGATTTTAACTTCCCGGGTACATTCAAGCTATCCGCAATGATGTAATCAAACGTATTACCATCAAAAGTATGTTTGCCCGGATGCTTATATAGCATTACTGTCATAGCTTTTTTCCTTGTGGTTTGGCGGGGTTCCCCCCGCCGTTATAGTTTATGTTTGGTTGCCGATTAAGATACCTGCGCGCTCAGGGTCTAATAGTGTGGCGTTAGCCCAGATAAACATCCGATATGTCGCGGAGAGGTCATCAATGGACGAATCCGCCAACATAGCGATTTGAATACCGCTATCAGTTGTGGATTTTCTCACCTTCTTTCCGGTCATACCGAATACCTCAAGGTTGAAATCAGAGTGAATCAACTCAACAGCGGACTTGCTGTAGAAGGTATTCACCGGGGCATCCGCGATATTCAAGATGGTAATAGCCGCATTGTCCGCCGGTTCCGCCGTAACGTTCGCGTAATCTTGCTGTGCGTCCGCTGCGCCGTTCGCCGGGATGATCGCCGGGGATATTGTCCAGTTTGCGCCGTTAATTGCCCGAATACGGAAGGTTTTTAGCTTCCCTGTACTCTTCTTATTGATATGGCCAACCTCAAACACACCGGCAATCGTAAACGCGTCACCTACCGCCGCGCTTGAACCGGTATCAACCGCAAGTACTTGCGTACGGTTATCAACAGGCAGGCCGCCCGACTTTGTCAGCGGCGTATGCCCTTGCCCCGCGCCGTTTACAAGGTATCCTGAACCGGAACTACCGCTGATAATCTTTGCGTAATCCGTGGAATACACGCCGAAAGAAGCGACTTGAGGCAAGTCACCGGATTTATAAACAGATGACGGAATACCGCTCATAGTGGCGCGGTCTGCAACATTTGCCCCCACGGTAATAGAATCTTCCGGGTTAAAAATCATATAACGGTCGCCGCCCGGTACTTGATTCCGCGTCATCATCGCTTGCGCCGCCGCAACATCCGAGAATGAAGAAATACTACCTGCGTTAGTAACAACCAGCGTCCCCTCATCCGCGATTTTATCCGCTACAATCGTGTCTATTTTATTAGACAACAGTAATGCGGCGGCCCCTACAATATCACTTTCAATGTGCGGGTTGTTCAATTCAGCTCCTGATAAAGGCACAGGCACGTTGCGTAAATGAGATGTTAACAAGCTTGAAGGCACGGTAAGTTCGGTAATATCACGGTAAGATGAACTAATATCAAGCCCGTCCACCACCTGTGTCATTTGCTGTACTTTACGGTAGTACGTTTGGTCAGCCTCGGCCAGTGAACCGGCGTTCGGCTTCTCTTTTTTGACATTTTTCGCCGTGATATTCATTGCTTCGAATTTATTCACGACATTTGCAAAGAAAATGTCTACCTTTGAACCTAGGCTATTCGCCATAATTATTTACCTTGTTGTAATTTTCGTTGATATGCGTTGTATTTTGTAAAATCACCTGTTTCACCGGCTTGCTTAAGGAGAGCCTCAGCGTGCTTCTCTGAACTCGCTATGCCGCCGGCGGCTTTCGCCGCGCGCTCGGGTTGCGTTGCCGGTTTACGTTGTTTTACGTTAAGTTTTTGTTCCAATTTAACTACTTCTTTAATAAACAGAGCATGATTTTTAATCGCAGCAAGACGCGCTAAATCTTTAGGGTTTTTACCCAAAGCATACGTAACAAGAGCAGGGTCATCGGCAGTAATCACCAGCATATTCTTACGGGTGTCACTTAATGCGTTGAATACTTCTTCTTCCGCGTCCGGAAAATCCTTCACCTTCAACTGAGAGCGCCCGGTCTCGTAGAGCTTTACACGTTCCTGGAAATTAGCGTTTTCCGCTTCCTGTTCTTTGGCTGCGGATTCCGCTTGCTTATCAAGCGCGCGTTTCTCTTCGTGCCATGTGATTAAAGCGTCTTCATACGCTTTCTCATCATAAGCGAACTCTTGCATTGTCGGTTTTTCACGTAGCTTCTGCGGCTGTGCTGCACGTTCACGGGCTTCTTTCTCAGCCTTAAGTTGCCGAAGTTCTTTCGCCATTTCTTTGTTTTTGGCGCGAACCTCTTTCACCCATGCCGGGGCGGATTCTTCCTTATCATCAACTTCCGGCTCTTCATCACCGATAGTGACGATAATCGTATCATCATCCGTGTGTGCGGCATCGTCTTTGTCTGTTACGTCCTCTGTCAGCGCGGGTTCCGCATCATCAAGCGTCTCGCTTGCCTCAATGTCGCCCGTATCTGCTTGCTCAGTAGGTTCAACAGATTCAATATCCGCTGTGTCTTGCTGTAAATTTTCTTTGTCATCCTCAAACATAATTAAATCCCTGTTTCCTCACTTTGTTTAACCGGCAAAGTGGCATCCGGTAATCTATCCGCGACATTGAGCGCAAACTTAAGTTTACTATCATCAATATCAGCGTATGCTTTAGCTGTCTTAGCGCGTGTTTCGCTCACGCGCTCCAGTGTTAACAACGAATCAGCTTGTGTTTTCTCCACGGCGGCGCGGTCTTTAGCAGCGGCGGCCATAAGCAACTCGTCTTGCGGACTTGGCTTTGCGTTCGCTTGCTCTTCCGTAATCTTCTCCGCTTCTTCTTTGTTAGGTTTAACAACGCCCATACGCACCATCTTCTTACGGAAAAAGTCGCGCGCATCCTCTACGCCCTCACCTTCCATATTCATCATCGCCATAGACGATAAGACTTGCAGGGTTTCCGGGTCTCCGGTGACTTGCATCATCGCCATGAGAGCGCGGATAGTGGATTGCTTTCGGCTCGCGGATGCCGGTCCTACTTCCGTTGCGACTTGCAGATTTGCTTTTGTAATATCAAAGGCGTGATTATCTTCGCCGGTGTCTTCATCATATGAAACATCCGACAAGGTAATCTGTGTTGCCCCCGTATCCTTATGAACACCTTTCATCGCACGTCCGGGTTCAACGTAAAGCTCCCGTGCCATAGATAACCATATCTCGCCGCAACGCTTCATCGCCTTAGCCATATTGGACATATAGATATAGCTTTGCATATCTAGGCGGTTCTGCACTAATTCAACGACTTTTCCGCTGATATTAGAATTCATCTCTTCACCGGCTTGTTGATTCCCTAGAATATCCTTCATATCCTGCTCAGTGAGTTGCAATAAAGCAGCCATAGCAGGCGGGATTTGCGGGGATTTAGTGTAACCAATCGGAGGCGCGGCTACTTTTTGGCCGTTAGCGTCAGTGATAGGGTTAACAAGCAGATACGGATAATCTTCTATATTGTCATTTGACCATATAGCTTGATGCCCCGCTATTTGCTCAGGTGTGAATATAGGCTTTTCAGTTGATGATAACGCGGCCAGTTCAGCGAGTTTTGATAACTGCATGTTCTTTAAGCGCTGTGCATCCTTTGATAGGCGCACGTGCCCCATGAACCGCTCTTTATTATCCACGTACCAGCGTTTACCGTAAAAAGGAACGATAGGAATGTACTTACCGGCGATATACCCGCAATCTTCCACAACCTCCATACCGGAGATGATATATTTACGCACACGATTACGTGTAATCTTCTTCTCGCGCATGAATGTGTATCCGGTAGCGCGTAACTCGTCTATCTTTTCGGGGTTGGCCTCAAGTTCTTCTGAGCGATAACGTTGCTCGTCCGTACCTAGCGCATCTGTATAAATGAGGATATGTTCGGTTTTCTTTTCAATGACATAGTAATCAGCGATATAAACAACATCCGGCGTCACCCAATCAAACACGGACGGCGTAACGGTTTCTTTCCCAATATCCGACACTGCGCTATCAGGATATTCCGCCTCAAAAGCCTCATGCGTCATGCTTGATATAACAAAGCAATACCCGGCATCCCGTTTATCTTGCCGTTTAGCGTTCGGGTCGAAATAAACGGACGTATCAGCGTCATAGATAGGCTCGATATTTATGCGTTGATAGTCGTTTTCATCATCTTCATCATCTTCATAAACAGCGCGCAAACGCCACGCGCCGAAACCGCCCCCTACGCCTTCTTCAAATGCATTGTCGTACGCCTCATCCGCGTTACTGTCCTGCTCATCCGCGCGATACAGCATATCGCATGTATCGGACACCGCCGCTATCGCGCCGTCTTTACTGGTAAAATCTACGGTAATACGGTTATTTAGATATTCATTAATAATCCGCATCACCGATAGGTGTATTTTATTAACCTCAAACTTCGGTTTACTCGCGAACTTCTCACCTAATGAACCCTCCCATTGCGCTCCGGCAATGGAGTAAAACCGCCTATCTTCGACAGACTGTTCCCGCTCTTCATGCGCCGCATCTTGTGCGCGCGTGAATTCCCGCATTGCCCGCGTGTGAATATCCGACATGCTTGTTTTCATGACCAACTCCCCGCTTTTGGTAACGGAGTATAGTCAGTGACCGCGACTGTATTAGCGGCGCGCCGAAGGTTCTCATTGGCATATCGCAACGCGTCTATCAGGTGGTTATCCTTATCCGCCAGAACAGGCAGAATATCCCCTGTCATATCGTCAACTTTCCACTTATAGGTAGACAGTTCATCTATGGTGTGACGGCAGCGGGGGTGCACGATAATATCGTATGCTTGTAACCACGAGATACCCTCTTCAACAGAGCGCGAACCCTTTACCGAAGCGGTAATTTTCGGAAAGCCGTGATTACGTAAATGGCTGATTGTTTCCGGGCGCGAACTATCGGCGCACATTGGCCATTTCTCAGCATCCGGCACCTGCATAAACAGCTCAGGCATATGTGTTATTTCACATTTCAAGCTATATGCTTCATAATCAATAAACATCTTGCGGCCGGTAATATGGCAACGCAATAATACGGTAGGGTCAATGGAAAATCCAAAGTCTGCACCTAAACGGTGGACGGCGTTATCAGGCGTTTCAAACTCTTCCACTGTCCAGTTTTTGAATACCCGCGCTTCTGTACGCTGATTATATTCGCCTAACCAGATATGCGCGTATTTATCCGGGTCGCGGTCACGCATATAATGCATTTGTTTTTGCAGAACATCGGGGAACCACGGGTTATCGTCATAATTCACGCGGATACAAACGCTATCCGGTAAATCTTTCCCGGGTGTGCGGAACAACACATCAACAGGGTCAGTTGCTTGGTCAGGGTTCCACGTAAATACGATCTCCCCTCCTTCTTTACGCAATGTAGGCAGCAACAAATCCATAGAACGGCGTGAGCAACTTTGCGCTTCTTCAAACCAAAAAATATCAAAGCCCTCAAGAGACTTGATAGAATCCGCCGAGTGTGTAGCTAATCCGTTAAAGATAATCATGCCGCCATTGCTGCATTTTATCTTATCGTATTGCACGTCAAAAAGATGGCCAACGCCGAATTTTTCAATCTTGGATTCAATGAGCTTCTTAACGGAGAAATTAAGAGAACGCTGTACTTCTCTCAAGCACACAACATCGGTTTTTGCGGCGACACAACGCTCCACAATATATTCCGCGACTGCATGGGATTTTCCGCTTCCGCGTCCGCCGTATACGCCTTTGTACGTCTTTTCATCAAAGAACGGCATCATCCAGCGCGGCGTTTGAATATCAAGACGGGTCAACAATAAACCTCCTGATTTCAGAGATAACTTTTACAGGATTTTCATCATCTCCGCTTAACTGGACACTATCGCGCCATCCCATATTTTTTAATGCAAAAATAGAGCCAGTAGCCGCAGTTCCGCGTAAAGATATTTCATAGGAGTTCTCAACAAAAAGCTTAGCATAACTTACAATGTTAAGAAACTCTTCTCCCCGTTCCTTCTGCCTATAGAAGGCGTGACGGCTGTTAAAACCTAAGTGGATAACAAGCCCCGTAACGGTGCGCTCGGCGACTGTTGTTTTTGCAACATAGTCGTCAACTGCCGCTTTTAGGTCTTCCGGCGTTTTGTATAACGCGGGTCTTCCACCAGGGTGCGCCATAAGTGTAACTGCGCTTTGCAAAACCAACAACGTATTGAAGGCTCAGCAAAAAGCATTTCCGCTTTGAGGTTAAAAAATATATTTTATAATATCATATAAATGTGACGTGCCACAAGCTATTTACAACTTACCGCCAAGCAGTAACTTCCGCATCAGGATTTTCACAACATGCTTGCAGATACTTCCCCACAAACACAACAAAATCCTCATATGTTCCCCAGCCGTTGGGTGGGTTGTGTCGCTTGAATTTTTCCGGTTCGGCTTTGAGTAGAGCGAGACCTTTTCCAAGCGGCTCTATCAGGTCACCCGCTGTTTCTATGTCGTTTTCTTCCGGTCGCCATATCACGCCGTAGACACCGGCGGCTTCGGCCATATCCGTAAGGTTGTGCGTGATATTGTTTTCATACAAGGCCGTGCTTAATTTTATATCAAGTGACATAATACACCTATTTTTTAACTTTAAGATTTGCCATAAAATCAGGACGTTGATTGCACCCCATGTAGCCGTCGACCCTGCCTTCGCACGGCTGCACAATAAGGCAATCAACATTACGCGGAAAACCCCCGAGCAACTCCATGCCCTCATTGCTCAGCGTCACGTTGTTGTACTCCCATATATCCCAATCGCGTTGTCCGGTTGTTTCGTAGGTTCCGACTTCGACACCCATTAAATTTATGGTTCTCATCTCGCCTCCTAATCTAAATATGCGTTTAATCGCGTTTTAAGGCGCCCTACAGAGCCAACAGCAACCCTTCCGCTATGGTTGAACGTTTAAGGGTGTGTCGTTGCTGTACGGGCTTCTATATTATTTTTACTGCCGCTAAAAACATCCGGCGGCACGTACGCCAGCGAACCCGCCTCGGCCGCTATGTCCGTAACCGTTGGCACGCCGGATTTCGGTTTATCGGGATATTTGGCGTATTCGGTTCGCAGGTCGGCCAACACGGCGCGCAGACGGCCGGCATTCATGCCGTTATGCGGCTTATCGCCGTCAGGCAGGGATTCGTAATCCTGCGCCGACTGCTCGGCGAAACGCACCGCCGCCGTGATGATTTCACGCGGTTCCGGCGCGGGTTTTCCTGTAATTTTCGCGCTTTCGGTCAGGGCGTAGCGGGTATTTTCCATGATTGCGGCGGCGGTACGGGCGGGGTTTGGCTGTTGTTTTTCCACCGCCCCGCCCCGCATTTCACGCATCTTGCGGCGGTAACTTTCCGGCGCGCGGATGCAGTGCCGCGCATCATCTTTCGCGCTCTTCTCCGGCGGCTCAATCAACCGGCATTCCGCCAGAACATCAGGTAATTTCAGCGTTTTCGGCGCGCCTTTCCGGACTAAATTCTCCAAGGCTTCAACCAGTGTTTCGGCCTTAAAATGCCCTAAATCCTTGAGGTAAACCTTTGCTTCGCCGTATTTCAGGGCGGTAAATCCCATATCCGGAATCTTGTCGGTAAATTCGGTTTTGAATCGGTCAGCTTGCACGGGCTACCCCCTTGGGTTTGGGTTGATTTTTCATCTCAGCTTCGGCTGAGCGCAACGCCGCCAGCATCGCGTCATCCGCCGATTGGCCGTAGTCGTCATCCACCGGATTGTCGGTGAGCCAGTTAACAAATTGCTTCCAAAATCGCGGCTCTACGCCGTCACCGCGTTGTTTTTTGGCGTAGCGTTCGGCCTGCTCCAGCAAGTGCGCCTCTCGCTTTTCGCAGGGCAACAGCGTTTTCAAGTCGCTGGCATGGGTCAGCCACTGGGCGTGCGCTTTGTCGGCGTTTGCCGTTCGCTCCCTCGGCCAAAGTTCAAGCGCGGTTCGGAATCGCCGCCGTTGTCGCGTTAAGCCGCCGAACCGGTCGAAGCCTTCCGCCCAGCCGTTGTGGTCGGGTTTGAGTTTGGGCGTGACGGGCTCAGGCGGCGGAGATTCGTTAATTATTTCATTTTCTAAAGTTTCTAAATTTTTATCAAAAAAAACATTCCCTTCCGCTCTCTCGTTTTGAGGTTCCGGGGGTAAGGGGGTGTTTTCTTCCTTTCCTTTCCTTTCCTTTCCTTTCCTTTCCTTTCCTAGGACTTTTTCCGCGGAAATTGGCGGGGCTTCGGATAAATCAGGGGGCGGGGGGAATTTTGTAGCGGTGCGTTTGTCGATTTTTTGGTGCTTAGTAAAGTTATTTATCGCGAGAAACCCTTTGTTTGCGGCGTTATATAACGTAACCAACCCTTGTCCGCTAATTTCCGCCATTATCCCCTCAATTTCGGCGGAATCGGCGGGGAGTATCTGCATCTTAATTCTTTTCGGGGAGTACTCCATTAGACCAAAATCGTCCGCAAGGTTCCAGAGGCCGATAAAAACCAATCTCGCGGCGTAAGAAAGTTCTACAACTTTTTCATCCGTCCAAAATTCAGGGCGTATCGTTCTGATTTTAGCCATGGTTCACCTCATGTGTGTTGAAACGGGGGTACAACGTGTCCCCCCCTTGAAGATGTAAAGTGCGGGTTTGGATATTACGCGGCTAACTCTTTGGCCGCCGGCATCACGCACAGCAGAATATCGCGCATCTGTTGGCGCGCCCATTCTTCCAACGCTTCGGCTTGCGGCTGTAAGGTGTGATGCTCTAAGGTTTTGCGTATGTCCTGTGCGGCACGATATGCGTCCACGGCTGCCACAACATCCCGCAGGTCGTGTGTTGGCGGCGTTGTCGTTTGCGGCGCGGGGAGAGAGGGTTGCGCAATATTGCCGTTGACAAACTCCAGACAGAACCGGCGGAAGGCAATCCCTAGATTTGTCCTGGCTTTCATAGCAAGAAGCTGCGCGCCGGTTTGGTTGAAATAGAATGCGTTCACTGTGCGTCCGCAATTCATCACCAACTTCTCCTTGATACACTCGTGCGGGAGAAACTCCTCCTTGTTGCGCTGGTAAAGGTCGGATACTTTTTTGATATTTTGATAACCCAGCGCACGGGCTATATCCGTGCCTAGCATATAAAGCTGATTGTCTTTGGTGATAGTGCGAATGTCTTGGTTCTGAAATGTCAGAATCTGAAGGTTTGTCATGATAGGCTCGCTTTACGGTTTTGAGATTTTCCTCGCCCCCGGAATGGGTACGAGAAACATTATCTTTCACAATTTGGTGAAAGGGAGCTCTCAAGCATGTAAAAGAATGCTTCCGCGCGTTGCCGCTAACGGACTCCCTTTCATAACAAATGCCATGAACAGGGCATAAAAAAACGCTCGGCATAACGGCGCGAACGGAAACCGCTTCTACATGGGTTGAGAGACCCGTGCTCATCATAGCGGCGTTTTCTGAATAAATCAAGAACGCTTTTTTTGCGACATGTTCTCTTATTGCGAAAATGAGTTGTTGAAAGCGTTTCAACCGTGCTATAATTTCCCTATAAGAAAATACATCATAAGAGGTTGTTATGTTCGGTCGTAGACAGCAACAAACAGGCAACGCCGCCTTTTTGGAAGATTTTATTCCCGATAATCCCGGGCAAGCCGTATTTCGCGGCTGTGTCGGCTCGTATTTGAACGGGACTATCAATGAGCAGCGGGATATGTGGATACGCATGTTCATCCAAGCCGGAGAAACAGAATCAGAGGCTATCCGTATCATTGACAACGATTGCGCCCGTTCCGCCGATGAAGTGCGCTCTCTGACAGGGAAATTTCGGTAGTGCCGGACTATCAGGATAGTTTTTCTGACTCCCTCCATAACAGCGTACAAGCCTTGGATAAACGCGCCGCCCTGACTGAAATGCACGGCGGCGATACCCGAAAGTACGGCTATGTTTTGTTTAGTCTTCTCGCAGGGGCGGTTATTTGGTTGCATTCGGGGCAAAAAGAGCGCATCGACAAGCTGGACGCACGGCTTCTTAACACCGTTACACTCGACAAGTGCCTTAAAATCATCGGCAAGTAACCAAGCGCGGTTTTCTGAATAAAGCAAGAACACTTTCTTCGTTAATATTCTCTTATTGTGAAAACTAACTGTTGTTTTGCGGGCAGTTATGGTATAATTTTCGGTATGGGAAAACGTTTCACGAGAGGTCGTTATGTTCGGATTCGGAAAGAAAGAAGGAAACCAACCCGATAACGGGATGTTTACCAGTGACCCCGGCGCATCGGTGTTTGAGGGCTGTGTAGCCGCCCATTTAAACGGCAGCATCCAAGAACAGCGTGCAATGTGGGTGAATATGTTTATCCAAGTCGGGGACAGCGAAGAAAAGGCCGTTGATTGCGTGGACAGACAATGCAAAATCGCGGCCGATTGGTACCGTAAATTTAAAGGCCTGTCATAATGGACGATGAACGTCTTAGCCATTTTATTTACATTAAGACGCAAGCAAGCATTAACGCCGCAGACACCAAAGCACAAGCCGCGCTGGATAAAGCAAACACAAACCGATGGATTGCTTGCGTTGCCGCCAGTGCTATTTCGTGCTGCGGATATTTCTTGTTTACACTCTGTCAGTCCGATATTCGCGATGTTCGCGCGGAAATAAAGGACACTCGCTCCGAAAGAAAATCCCGTATCACCGTCGACGAGTGCGTTAAAATCAAGGCCGCTGATTGAAGCTGTACCCCGTGAGTAAAGCAAGAAGGTCATGAGGTAGTTTTATCCTCATCTTTCGCGCTAACCAGCGACTTATGCGTTGTTCCGCCTATCACTATCGTTCTAATAGAGCCGTCAACACCTTCAAAAACAAAGTATTTCACCCCGACATAAACGCAGCGCAAAGGGTTGGCGTTCCACGGTAAAGTGACGATAGTATTAATCTCAATATTCGGGTAATCGCGGGTCACGCATCATGCTCCAATAAAAACATCCGCGCCAATTTCTTTAAGCGCGCTGCGGTTTTAGGTGTTACGCCTGAGGCGCGTTGCATTTGTCTTCCGACTATAAACGGGCAAAAGCCATCGTAAACCTCACGCATTGTAAGCGGTGTGCGTTGCCGCAAAGCCTCAAGTCGATTTAAAATATCTAACGCCATGCCGGGCGTTATACATTACGCCTTAGCGCGTTCTATCGCGCTTTTGCATAATTCATACGTGTTCGCATTATGTACGGAGGCCATCTCTTGCTTTCCGCTCTCCGCCAAGACCTGTAGCACATCCGCTATTTTATTCTGTAATGCTCCGATAGCGGTATGCAACGGCATCTCCTCTATAACTTCATGTATGTTGCTGCCGGCAACAGGGAGTAAACGAAGGTACCTCAGGGTAATTTCTATCGCCTCCTCCGCTGTATAAAATGTGTCGGCGTAATATGCTTGTTCCCGCACCGCCGCGATAAAATCGGCTTGCTTATCTGATAATCCGCCGTTTTTTCGATTGCGGTGACAGGGGGTCTTGAATTCAATATAAAGGCCGTGATAGCCGCCGCGCGCTACCGGGAGAAAGGTATCGCACACACCGGGACGCACGCCTTCGGCCTTAAGTTTTTTGCCGACAATGGGATTCCGTGCGCCGCCATTGGGTATCGCGTGGAATAGCGCCAGCTCCGGGTATTGTGTTGTGTGCATGCTTAATAGGGTGAAGAACGCCTTTTGAATATCATGCTCTGTCATATCCGTACCCCCGCTTGTCGCACCCTTTCGCGCATCGTGTTATATAAACGCTGCGGGTCTTGCGCATGTTCAATGTATTTTTCCAAACGCGACGCCGGTATCCCCGTATGTTGCGGGTACTGTGACGCAATAACGTAGAGTTTATCCCTAATATCTTGCCCGTCCTGTATTGTACGCTGCTGCGGTCTGGATGCTCTCCGGCGGCGGGCTTCGGCCTCTTTTTCTTTTCGCTCCGCCTCGTACTTCAACAGAGCTTGCGGCGGTATGGATTCGATATATTCAACAACGGCACACATGTTGTTGTGTATTCTTTTGGTGCGCCGTACGTTTTCTTGCCCTGTTCGCCGCCAGTTATACATAAGGGTCATGCTTGGGGCTGCCGGGCAATAATTATACGTGTATTCCAGCAATACCCTCACCGGCGCATCGGCGTTATCGCAAGCGTTTCTGAATCTTTCGCAGACACCCCTGGATTCCTGCAAAGGCACGTACGACACATCGCCTTTACTATTTAGTGATAACTCCCGCCATACAGCGGTGTTTTCTTTCATGTCGTTAATAAAGTTTTGCATATTTTGTAAACCGCCAACCGTGACGGGTATACGCCGCCCGTTAAGCCAGCGCGTGGGCGAATCGCCGTATGGTTTTCCGCGCTTCTCCAACTCTTTCTTAATCACCGTTATCGAGCAGCCGCTTTCAGTAACGATTTTTTTTAGCTCAGCAATAGCTTTCCTTACCTCTCCCGGGCAAACGCGATGATGCTTCATGGGTTTTTCTCGTTTTTTGCGTTATTTTCTTCAACGATTTTCCGCGCGACAGTCAACAGTCGGATAAACACAGCGTCTTTGTGTTTTTCGCGCGTTGTGCCGGGAGATTGCCCCGGTACCGGTGTAAGTTTTTTGTAATATTCCGCGTGAAGGTCATTAATTTCACGCAATCCAAGCAGTGTATTTAACTCAGCCGTTGGAATCGCCGGCAGGTGCTGCTTGTTTGATTCATAGGTGTCGTCACAAATACTCAACACAACATCCTCGCATTCAGGCCACGCCGCTATTAATGTTCGTGTGTTATTGCAGCTGTACACAATAGCGCGAATCATTTGCTCAGCCTTAGCGGATTCTTTTTTCAAAGAATCACATTTGCTCGTATGCTCCTCATGTTCGATATAAAGCTGATGATTCTCTTCATACACCTTAAGAGCCGGGGTGCTATATCCTCCGGAATAAGCGCTGTAAGGAAAGAGGCGTTCGGTTTTTAAGGACGGACGGCACATGCCGCCGCGCCCTTCAGTGCCGAAATACACCTTAAATTCATTGCTTTTCGGCAACCAACCTTTCGGCAGCTCTTCCATTCTCGCGCGGATATGTTCTGGGTAAATATCATTATAGATGCGCTCGTTCAGGGCATAGGACGCCTCTTTCAATGCCTCTCTACGCAATGAAAAGGCATTATCTATAAATTTCCGTATGATAAAATCTCTTAAATGATTATTTAAACGGATGCTTTTTTTCTTATCTGTCATCACGCGTTCTCCGTGTTGTTGGGTTGCCGGGTGTGTTCGCGGTAGGCGGCCAGCATGTCGCTCGCGTTTAATTTTCTTTACCGTAGTAACCTTGAATCATTGTGCTTCCTTTTATACACATTACTCCATTAGAGTATTATAGTCTCCATCGGAGAAATAGCAAGTGCGAATTACGGGGGTAGATAAAAAAAACAGAAGGGAATAATAAATTTAAGAAAAATAGCGTATAATAAATCTATGTTCCTGGAATCATCAACAGAAGTTAGCCGCCTTATCGATGAAAAAATCAAAGGTCTGCGCGGAAAACGAACACAAAAGGACATTGCGGAAAAAGCCGGTATTCATTTATCTCACTTTTCAGCGATGAAAAGCGGCGTGAAACAAATCAACTTGCATCACCTGCAATCCATTGCACGCGGCTTAGATGTGTATCCGTCTGATATATTGCCGCCCTCATGGATACGCCCGGAATCAAGGACAGATTCTTCTCGTGTCGAAAAGGCTATCGCTATTGTGCTTGAATCCTACATAGAAACTATCGATAAGCACGGTAAAGACTATATAACGCCGGAAGAACTGGCTAAAATCGCCGTTGTATTAGTTGATGACGCAGGGAGTCGCCTTGATAAGGCAACACTCAACAACACCGTACGTATCGCTAGAAAGATTAAAGAATCATAAAAATAGATTGATTATTACAAATATATTTCTTACCTTATATGGCAGGAGATATATCGCATGGACAGTATCAGTAACTCAGACACTAAGCGCACAGAAGAACAGTGCCCTACTAACGATAGTGATGTTACGCTCCTTTTCCCCAAATTACGCGCCGCCTTCAATGATATAAAAGATTCCCGCCCAAGCGACACCGAAAGCGCGAATGAATTGCAGAGAATAATTATCGAAAAATTTCTCGATTAGAGAAAATTATGCTTGATTGTGTGTTTTGTTGTGTGTTATAGTTTCTCAAATAGAGAGCAAATAACTCTAATAAAGACAACACATAGGAGGCAATCATGGCCGACACCGTTACAAAAATAACCGAAAGCCTTCTAAAAGAATGGAAGGCGTGTCAAAGCGGCATAGAGCTATTTCAACAACACTTCCCCGAAGGGGCGACGCTACAAGAAGTAGCTGACAAGGCAATTGAGCAGGGCAATTGCGATTCAGAAGCAGTCTATCTGTTTAATAAATGCCGCGAGCATAAATTATTCCCTGAAACAACCGTGAAAGGCTACGGAAACAGCGGCGGCCAGAACAGCGGCTACCGGAACAGCGGCTACCGGAACAGCGGCAGCTGGAACAGCTGGAACAGTGGCGACCGGAACAGCGGCTACTGGAACAGCGGCGACCTGAACAGCGGCGACTGGAACAGCGGCGACCTGAACAGCGGATATTTCAATACGGAAACCCCTAGTGAAATCAATGTTTTCGACAAGCCTTGTGATTATGAAGTATGGGATAAAGCAACGAAACCCAAGTGGATATTCGATATATCGCCGACATATTGGGTGTGTGAATCGGATATGTCCGATGGGGATAAAGTCAATGACCCCGGTTTTCATATCAGAGGCGGTCAATTGCGCGCACGTACATATCATGAAGCGTGTCGCAACGCGTTTGACGCGGCGAGTGACGAAGATAAACGCCTTACATTGCGATTACCTAATTTCGATAACGATAAATTTCTTATCATCACCGGCATCGATATGAACAAAGAACTCAACACGGAGAAATAATCATGGCCGAAACATCCACCATCACCGCAAGCGTCATCCGCGACAGACGCAACGCAAACGCGGCATTCATTGCACTGGCGACCGAATGCGAACGTGCGGAGATATTCGCGCCAAACGGCAAGCATACAAAAGACGTAAAGAATCAATATAACGAAAATCTCCATTTCTACCATAACTACGCGACACCGGGTAGAGACGACCCTGCCGTAGTTTGTATGACTATCTCCAAGATACAGCGACAAGCCGCTATCGCGAAAGAAATCAATGACCGCCGCGAAGAACTGGAACGGGAAACATGGGATAAAATCACCCGCATCCACCCGCATTTAAAGGCGGCGTAACATGACACAGACATACAGAATCAGCGCGTGGGTTGCGTTCGATATTCAAGCCGGAACAAAAGAACAAGCCCGTGAACGGCTCATTAAGGCTCTTATCGAAGGCAATCCTTGCGATTATGACGGTTACAAGGCGCATGATATGTCATTCATCGAAGACGATAAAACAGCATGTATCACTGACGTATCCGCCGAATATGAGGCCGCACGCGAAGACGAAGTGCGTGAGGCATTCGAGTACGCGATGCATGAGAAATTAGAATCACTACCATCATTATACGTATAATACTATGACCCAATTAACCCACGCAGAGCAAACAGCTATCGTTGATAATGCTGTAGCGACATTAGAGCCAAGTGCGGCTGTTCCCGTAAGTGCGGAACAACAGATGATTACAAGTATCGCGCAAATGGCGACAAATCCCGATGTTGATGTTGAGAAAATACAAGCCCTCCTTAACATCCAGCTTACGATGATGGATAGGCAATCAAAAATGGATTTTGACCAAGCGTTATCACGCGTTCAAGCGGATATGCCTAGAATCACAGAGCGCGGTCAAATCAAGAACAAAAGCGGACAAGTCACATCGCGTTATCTGAAGTATGAGGATATTGACCTAGCCATAAGGCCGCGTTTACAAAAGGAGGGGTTTTCACTTGTTCATGACTGCAAAGAGCAGGGGCAAAAGATGGTAGTTAAAACCATCCTTAAGCACTGTAACGGCCATGAGGAAAGCACAGAGTTCCCACTTCCTTATGACGCGCCGAACGCTCTTAAAAATGCCGTACAAGCGGCTGTGTCGACTTTTTCATACGGCAAGCGCGTAAACGTCTGCAAACTCCTTAATATCGTGGCGCAAGGCGAAGATGACGACGCGCAGCTTGCGGCTGCAAACTACATAGACAGTGAGCAGGCGCGCGGTATACAGGGGCGCATTGACGCCATTTATGAACAGGGTATTACGTTCGATACAACAAAATTCCTAAAGTATATCGGCGCGCCCTCAGTTGAGGAAATACCTGTGTCAAAATACGATATGGTTCTTACTATGCTTGACCGTAAAGAGAAAGAAGGCGGTGAATCGTGATGCATTTTAACATACCGCATAATACCGAGGAATGGTTTGAAATCCGCGCGGGATTGGCAACCGCGTCTTGTTTCGATAAAATCATAACACTAACAGGTAAATTAAGCTCTCAGTCTGAAAATTATGCGGACAGGATTATAGCGGAATTACTGCTTAATCGCCCTATAGAGCGTGAATTAAAGTTATACGCGCTTGAATGGGGTAATGCGCACGAAGACGATGCGCGTAATCTATACGCCTTTGAGACAGGGTTTGACGTAGAGCCTGGCGGTTTTTTTATTGATGATACACTCACCTTCGGCGCATCCCCTGATGCTCGGGTATTTAAAAACGGGTCTATGTATGGATTAGCCGAAATAAAATGCCCGGAAAATGCCGCTGTTCATGTTGAGTTTTTGTTGTCAAAGACAGTCAACCCAAAATACAAACCCCAAGTATACGGGCAAATGAATGTATCGGACGCGGATATTGTCGACTGGTTCTCTTACTATCCGGGTATGCCGTCAAACAGAATTACCACATGCAGAGACGACGACCCGGAGTTTATGAAGCGCATGACGGATGCTTTAGAAGGTTTTCGCAACACCCTGAATAAAAAAATAACGAGACTAAAAGAGTTAGGTCACTTTGAGGAAATACCGGCAAAATCTATCGCACGGTTAGAGAGGAAATATCAAACCGGTATAGCCGCCGCCGTAGCCGCACAATCGGAAGCTGATTACGCGGAACATGCGGAGGCGGCGCAATGAAAGAGAAACCGCATAACCCCGTATATCACCCGCAACACTACACCAAACACCCAAGCGGCATAGAGTGCATCGAAGTAACGCAACATTTTAACTTCAACAAAGGCAACGCCATAAAATACATATGGCGCGCCGGGCAAAAAGGAAACGAGATTGAGGATTTACGCAAGGCGATTCAATATCTCAACTTTGAGATTAACCGGCTGCAAAACGCAACATAACCGCCTTGCGCGCCTTCTCGCGTAAGCCTCTCGGCCCCCAGTGTGTACCGTATTTGTCGCGGCGAGAGAGGAAAGCATGCTTGCAACGGGCAGTCTACCCGCTAAAGAAGAAGGTAAAACGACAAACGATCGGCGGCGTATCGGACGGAACGCCGTAATAATATGAAAAAAAGAGGATAAAAATGTTAAGACAACTAATTGAAGAAAAAATTACTGAAATACTATTGGGTGAAACTATAGGTGAATCTGATGTTAACGCGCATGACAACCCATCAGGTATGAAGGGGCAGTATGTCATCGTGCGCGCCCAAAATGCCGGTGTTTTAGCTGGAATATTAGAGGAACACGGTGACAGATTCATAAAACTCACCAATTCCCGCCGCCTTAAGTACCATAACCCCGGGGAGGGGAACCCCGCATGGTACGAAGGTGTAGCGCAAGGATTCTTACACGCCTCAAGCCAAATAGCCCCAGTTACGCCTGTTTCGTTTATGAATGAAGAGTACCAAATTATATCCTGCACAGAAGCGGGAAGAAAAGCGATTGAGGAGGCTCCGGTACATGAGGCTAAGCAAAATAACTAACCTTAATCACAGCTACGGCGACGGCTCCGGCAACGGCGACGGCTCCGGCAACGGCGACGGCTCCGGCTACGGCGACGGCTCCGGCTACGGCTACAGCAACGGCAACGGCTCTGGCGACGGCTACGGCTCCGGCGACGGCTCCGGCTACGGCTCCGGCGACGGCGACGGCAACGGTTAAAACAAAAAACGTGCCACCCCGACGCGGACGGATTCGGGGTTATTTAACACAAGGAAACATCATGAACTATCTACAAGAATCAGCACGCACCGCAAGTGGCGCGTTTTACGGTCAATACCGGTCACGGCTATCGCTAAACACCAACTTGAAAGAGGCGGCGGCGGTGGCGAATCGCTTGGACGATATTAAAAAAGCCGTATTCTACGGTAAAGGAACGCGCGAAGGCGCGAAAGGACTTATTGATTTACCGGATGATAAATCCATTGCCGGGCAATTCACGACACAGGAAGCGCGCGACATACTGCACGGTATTATCGGTATTATCACCGAAGCGGGAGAGCTGGCGGAGAATCTCATTGAAAACAAAGGTGTTGCCAACCTCAAAGAGGAATTAGGCGATGTGATGTGGTATGTCGCGATAATATGTCGCGCGCTGGATATATCGATTGAGGATATATGCGCCGCCAATATCGCAAAACTTAAGGTTCGATACCCTGATAAATTCACCGAAGACAAGGCGATTAATCGCGATATTAACGCAGAAATGGAGGCGTTACGCGATGACCGATAAACCGAAGCACACGCCCGCACCGTGGTATATTCACGAAGAGGATGATTGTCGCGTACTAAGTCCGCATAGGTACGGCGGAAGACGGACAGACACGCTTATATGCAATACTGCCGCAGATAGGGATATACCGATTGAGGATGCGCGCAAACACGCCCGGTACATATCCGCCGCGCCTGATATGTACCGGGCATTAGTTGAATGCCGTGATTTCTTAGAAAAATCGTTAGCAAACTTAAGACAGTTATTAAGCGTCACGGCGTCGCGTCCTGATGACCATGATCCTGTTCATGAACCCATGCTGCAAGAGCAATCAGAACAACTCTTCCTTATACAAGCGGCCATCGACAAGGCGGAGGGCGAAGCATGACGAATACCACACTCTACCAATGTGTAGAAGAAGCTATCAGGAATCATAATATTTCCTTTGATGAAACCGGTTCCGCTGAAATGCTGGACGAAGGCGAGTTGCAAGCGATATGTCATGTAGCGCACGGAATATACATAAAAAGTAACGCCATATGTCGCGGTGACGTAATCACAGACAAAAACGGCAACCCCTTGCAGCCTGACGCGCACGGGTGGTATCCGATTGAGTGCGCGCCGAAGGACGGAACAGTTGTTATTATCTGCTCAGAACAAAATTTTACGCATAGAGAGGCTTTTTTTGAACCGGAAACAATCGGACATGACGGACAACAAGGGTGTTGGATTGACGCGGAAAGCAGCTTAGTTCTTGATAAAATTACCCCAATAACACATTTCCGCCCGTGTCTAAACCCGCCTGTAACGGAGAATGAATCATGAAAAACACAGGATCAAAAGGACTTAAGTTTATGCATGAAGGTATCTTATATTTTATTCCGAACGCACACCAATTCGCATCCCTTGATGAAAATGATTTGATGTTGATACATGCGCCCAACGGAGAAACATTTAGGGTGGGCGATAAAGCGAAAGATGAGATAAAAAAAATGGCTAATGAGGCACCGGAGATTAAATTATGACTAACACCGTATGGATGCTTTCCTCACCCGACGGCAGTGAGTTGTACGGCCTATTTAACGATAAGCCGTCAGTAGTGTATCTAACGAATTATATCTGCTGCACACATAGACATTTGAACAAAGAAGACGCGGAACATTATGCTGAAATGTTGCTTAGGGGCACATGCGCAGTATACGCGCTCACCGAACAAATGGTAGAGAGGGTAACGTCATGCTAGGTAATATTGAGCAGCGTATGAAGACCATGGGGTTATTAAACCTCCTGTGTGAGTGCGCGGTATATGTAGATGATGATCTACGGGATTCCATCGAACATGCGCTGGATGATAATATCCCGGACGGATGGGAGTATAAAAAAATACTCCATACGTTCGAGTTGCAGCCTATAAAAAACGCGCAGAATAAAGAGGCACAATCGTGACAAAATACATAGACACAAACAACGCCGCTAAAGCAGTCGGTATATCAGTGCGAACGCTTCGTGATTATGCTCGGAATAACATGGTGTCGTGCCTTCAAGTGGGTAATGCGTGGCGGTTTGATTTAAAAAAACTCGAAGAGCAATTATCCGAGATAGCGGACAGTAATTTATCGCAAGAAGCCACAGTTACCAAAAAAACAAAGGGGTTTACGCAGAAAAACCCCTACGTATCCGACAATGACGCGAAAGAAAAACTATCGAAAATATTATGATTTATGGCATATCAACGACAAAAAGGAGGCGTGTGGTACGCGCAAGTATGGGATAAAGCCGCACAAAAATACATACGCCGTTCAAGCAACTCAAAGGTTCGCCGTGACGCTGAAAAACTTGAAGCCGTCATAGAGGGTGAAATTGAAGAAAGAGAGCGGAACCGGGGCGTGGCTTCTTTTGCCTCTGTTGTTTTGGTGTATGCAGAGCGGAAGTTACCAACGCTTGCAAAGCAGACACAGGACGCATATCGGCGAAATCTACGTGCAATTATTGACTATCATAACAATGCATTGATTACCGATATAACGATAAAAACCGCAAAAACGTATATTGCTTACATGCGGCTTGAGCAGAACATAGGAGAGGACGCAATAACAAAGCGGATTCGCGTTCTGTCTAGTGTCCTTTCTTTCGCGGCGGAAAATGACTTTTTGGAACGCAACCCTTTAATCGGTTTTAACTTCAGGTTAAAGCCCCCGACACAGAGGGAAGAGGAATATACACCGGAGGAAATAAAGCGGCTGCTGGCTTTGCCTATGCCGGAACGCACAAGGCTTTTTATTATCATTGCATTAGAGACAGGGCTGCGGACAGGTGAGATTATGTCGATACATGAAGAATGTGTCTCCTTTGACCGTAACACAATAACATTGAAGAAAACCAAGAACGGAAGTGACCACGTTATTCCTATGACAAAAACCGTAGCAGCACACATACGCACACACGGATTTCACCCGGTGACAGGGTGGCTATTCGCTCACAGCAACGGCAAGAGACTAAAAAATATACGCCGCTCGCTTACCACTGTTTTACGGGAGGCGGGTATCACAGGTAGATTTAGGCATGATATGCGCAGAACCTTCGGTAGTAGATTACTTGAAAACGGCGTGCCTTTAGAGGCTGTTTCTGCAATGCTGAATCACAGCAACATAACTGTTACCCGTAAGCACTACGCCCGTGCTAAGATGCGGGAGAAGGAAGGGGCGATTAACGCTATTAACAAGGAGCCGGATATGTAACTTACACAAAAGTTACACAGCGAACACGTCATCGATATTCGCATTAGTGGTAAAATTCGCCAAAACCCTTTGTTTAAAAGGGTTAAATGGTGCCGCTGGGCAGAATTGAACTGCCGACCTCGTCATTACCAATGATGCGTATATAAGCGTAATTAGCTGTGAAACCCTTATAGAACAAGGGGTTTGTGCTTAAATATAGACTGTTACACAGTCTAGTCATCGCTATTGTTATCGGCGTGATATACGTCTGGATGAAAATCATCCCCGCGATAATAGAGCAGATACGGAATTATCACGATGGAGATTAACGCTATAGACATATTACGCCCTCCATTATAATCGGTTGCCATTGCGGCAACACCGGCGCTATAATGGAGGACTGTACTGGCTAAGTACCGGCCTCATTTATAGCGCTTTATGTGCTGCCGTCGCCCTTTATGGCGGTGTTGGGCTACCCCGTCTTTCAGATGCGCCAACATCTGAAAGACGGTATTCTTTTGTTACACGGAGGTCTCTTTACCCTCATCTTTTGTAACGTTATCCTGAACCCGCCGATGTCAACAATAGAGGTTTTTTATTGAGTTTTTGACCCCTTGACAACCCCCGCGATTTATGGCAACGTTTAGGCACAGGCCGCCCACAGGTCAGGAAAAAGCGTTGCCACCGCGCGTAGTCGGTGTTTTTTTATGCCCGTATCATAGGGCTATCTTATGATGCAGGCGTGTAATCCGTATCCAATCGGGTTCAGCATTCTTTTTTCTGCTGTGTGGGCATGTCCTGCATCGCCAGCCTTGGCGGTTCATTAACCACAAAAGAAAAAAGGACATATCATGTCACGATCACAAACACCCCTATCTATCGAACAAATCCAGCAAGCCGCCTATCTGGCATGTATCATGGATGATGTTCTTGAATTTATCTGCGAACACGCAAACAAAGAACGGATGCAAGACCTTGAGGCATCCGCGCGGGAACTGGCGGCAGAATTACGGGTTATCGCCTGTAACCATATCGTCAAGATGCCCGTGCTTTCCGCTTATCCGCAACCTCATATCCGGGAGGCGTAAGTCATGACAGCGTTAGCAACAACAGAGCAAGTAACGGAAAACGTCTTTCGTGATAGCGAAGGCCGCGCGGTGACAACATCGCTGGCGGTGGCGGAGCGGTTCGGGAAGAATCATAAGCACGTGCTACGTGATATTGAAAATCTCGGATGCCCCGATGATTTCAATCAGTCCAATTTTGGGCTCATTGATTATACCGATAAGAGAGGCCGAAAACAAAAGGCGGTGTCTATGACGCGTGACGGATTCACCGTTTTGGTCATGGGCTATACCGGCGCCGATGCTATGCAGTACAAGATTGCATATATATCCGCCTTCAACGCCCTTGAAGAACAAGCCAAGAAACCCGCGCTGGATTTAACCGACCCGCACCAACTCTTGCAATATTACGCCACCAAACAAGTGGAGATGAAGCGGGAACTGGACGCGGCCGCGCCGGCAATCGAATACCATGAAGCGCACAAGGCCACCGATGATGAAATGTGCCTTACGGCATATGCCAAAACTGTGAGTAAGGATATAAAACTGACATATAATAAAATATGCCAGAAATATATGTATAAACGTTTCACCAATAAAGGCGAAGGGTTTTGGGTTCCGCTGGCGGAGTATTCGCGAAAGGACTGGTTTACACAACGCGTCACCGCAATACCACGCAGTGACGGCACAGTATCGGAAAAGGCCACGCCGTTAATCACATCCAAAGGAAGGCGCGGTGTGTTTGAGTATCTAAAAAAGGAGTTCCCGGAATTACTGAACTTGTAAGGAATACTTACAAGTTATACTCCGGACGCACTGACTATAAAAAGTCGGGGATGCCGTAACACCCCCGCGAGTCCTTTCTTCCTTGGGAAGATGGTTCCTGTGCTTAGCACAGGTACAGCTTAACATAAGCGCGGTCACGTTGGGAAGAGGAAATAATTTATCATCTCTGCCACCTCCGGAATATAATCCATAGCTTTTAGAATGAGTATCTTGACGACAAAGAAAACGATATTATTCACGGTTTTACCCCTGTTATTAATTCAGGAAACCGTTGACTAAAAGCATGAGAGTGGTATAAAATACCTAGGTTCACGTGCTTGACCTGCGCGGTTTCCATCCAATTCGCGGGTCATTAAAAGGTCGATAGTTTCAGCTATCGGCCTTTCTTTTTAAAATCAGCAGCTAAGCTAGCGCTTTTGGTTAGCGCCGGCCAGTAATTGACAACACTTACAAGTTTTTCTTGTGGATAAGCTTCTGTT